GTAATTAAAGGATGGAGTAGTTGAAAAAATTACTAGTATGAATAGTGAAGTTGCAAGTAATGTAGACACAAACACTGGTAATATAAAAACTAGATGGAATAAGTTTATGGATTGGTGGAACAACGTATTTCATCTTGATACAAAGACAGCTGTAGTAACAGAAGTTGCTGATGGTTTTAGAGCTATGAGAGAATATGCAAGCGGTACTAATTATCATCCTGGTGGACTTGCCATAGCAGGTGAAGTAGGAAGAGAATTATTTATTTTACCTAATGGTGATAGTGGATTGACTAATAATTCTGCATCATTATATAACTTTCCAAGAGGTACTAAGGTTATACCAAATAATAAGACCGAAAAAATTCTACAACGAAGTACTCAGGTAGGTTTGAATAATAAGGTTGGAAAAGTTAACAATACTCTAGAAACAAAGCCTATAATTTCAAAACCACGATTTGCAGTAGCAAAGCCTCAAGTTGCTTTAGCTGGAGGCGGAACAAATGCAAATATTGATGTTGAAGTACAGAATAATTTCAATAGCACTGATGATATAAATACAATAGTTGCAGAAGCTACTAAAGAATTTGCTTATAAACTTAGAGAAGCCCTAAAGAATATAAAGAAATAGTGCAATTTCTTCCAATTTATGTTATAATATAACACAAATAAGGGAGGAATTTTATAATGAAAAATAAAATAATTAGTATTTTATTATGTAGTTTTATAATTATTAGTTTAATGGGATGCGGTAATACAACAAAAACTACAACTAACATAAATAGCACTACCAAACAGGAAGAATCAAAAGAAGATAAAGCGAAAACCAAATATATAGCTATACTAGAAAGTGGCAAAACATATGAGGAAATGGATGATAGTGAAAGAGCATATATGGCGGAATTAATAGGTAATTGGGATAAACAAGATCAAGAGTTTAAAAATAAGTATAAATCCAAAAAAGAATTTGTTGAAAAAAGTATGTCTGAAGCAATTGCAAAATGGAAAATAGAAGATGGACAAAAGACTAAAACAGCAGATAATATTCCCGAAGTTGTTACATCTAGATATAAAGCTAAATTTGGTCAAATATTAGAAGCGAATAAATTAGGAGCAACTTTAACTATAAAATTTAAAATTAAACCAAGCTATAATAATCAAGCCACAATACATCAAAATGGTTACAACGTTGAAGATTTAATATTAAATCAAAATGCAGATCAATACGATACAATAAATTATTGGGCTGTAGCTGATATGGAAGATGGTTCAGAAGGCAAAGTAGTTTCTTTCACATTAAACAAATCCTTAATACAAGATATAAAAAGTAAAAATTTAGCGGGGATTAGAATAGTTGACAGTGCTAAAGATGTATGGATATTATCTAGCTTAAAGAATTAAAGAATAGACGTTAAATAAAAAAAGAATCACTTCGATGGTTCTTTTTTATTTGAAGGTAGGTGAAATGATGGATGTTTACTTAAAAAATGATAAAGAAAAAAGCACTTTTCACTTTCCAGTTAATCCATTCGGAATAACAGTTAATCGTAATAAAAAGTATGAAACAGCAGAAATTATTGATGTCGGAGAGATTGATTTTGCAGATAACAGTGAAAAAATAAAAGAATTAAGCTTCGAAACATTACTTCCAAGTGAATATGATACTTATTGCAGATATTTAGAAGTTCCTAATCCTATTGAAGCCATGCAAACACTAGAAAAGTGGATGGAGCAGAAAGAACCTGTAAGGCTTATAATAACTAACTTTGATTTTAATGATTTAGTTATTATAGCTAGTATAAATGAAGAAGAGAGAGCTGGAGAAATTGGAGACAAGTACATTACTATTAATTATAGAGCATGGAGAGAATTAAAAATAGAAACTCTTTCACCAGCTACAACATCTACAGTAAAAACTACTCAATTAAAAAGTAATAGGCCTACAACGTCATCTAAACAAAAGACTTATACTGTTGTTAGTGGAGATACTCTTTATAAAATAGCAAAGAAGTTTTATGGAAATGGCTCTAAGTGGCAGACTATATATAATAACGCTCAAAATAAAAAGGTTATTGGAAGTAATCCTAGCATGATTTATCCGCAACAAAAGTTGGTGATACCTTAATGGCTGTAATATTAATTAAGAATAAATACAAAGTACAAACTTTAAATGAAGGAATATCTCTAAGTGAAGCTATTGATGGAATTTCATATACAGCTATTGTAAAGCTTGTAGAAACACAAGAATTGAAAAATGTAGCTATAAAAAAAGGTGATTCTATAGAAATATGGGATAATGATTTTGAGACTAAAAAACTTATTTTAACATTTAGAGGAATAGTTTGGGAGATTAATAAATCTAGTACTATTGCAAAGCATCTGAGTTTAGAATGTAAGGAAAGAATAATCTATTTAGAGGAAAGTGAAGATGAATATCTATTCCCAGCAGGAAAAACAGCAAATCAAAGAGCCATGCAATATTGTAAAGACTGGTCTATCCCTATAGGCAATCTAATAGATACTGCAATAACTCTTCCTAAAACAGTCTATAGAAGCAGTAGTATCCTAGATATGATGTTAAAAGACCTAAAGGAAACAGCTCAAAAAGGTGGTAAACTATTAAAATTTAGGATGATAGATAAGCTAGAGCTTATTGAGCTAGGAAGTAATAAAACTATATGGAAACTAGAATCTATAGCTGAAGATATTGATACTATCAGCTCACTAAATGGAGCAGTTACACAAGTTAAGGTACTAGGTAAACAGGAAGATGATAAAAAAACTCCTGTAATAGGTACCTTTAAAAGTAATACTGAAAAATACGGAACTATACAAAAAATAGTACAAGATGAAAAGATAAAAAGTGCTGCTGATGGCAAGAAGAGAGCAGAAACTCTATTCAGTACTGGTGAGGAAAGTGTAAGAGTAAGTGGCATAGATATAAACACTATTAGGGCTGGAGATAAAGTAAGCCTTAATGGTGTTATTTTATATGTAGTTGATATTACTCATATGTTAGGTAATCCAGGTAAGATGGATTTAAATTTGACTTCATTAGAAGAGATAAGAAGGAGGTTCTACAGTGGAGACACTATTTAATGATATTGCAAGAGCAATAAAAGATAATACAAATAAAACTGTAGGCAAAGTTACTTCTATTTTAGGTTTAGAACTTGGTACTATTACATCTGCAGGTTTAAAAGTAGATAATTTTAAGTATGAAGCAAAAGACTACATGGTATTAGAGCATCTGAAATTACAAGAGCAATATACAACTGAAGCAGCTGGTGTAGATGTCCATAGTCATAATATAAGCACTCCAAGTGGATTAAAACCATTAACTCCAGGTGATAGAGTATTAGTCGCAACTGTAGGAGGTGACTTTGTTGTAATAGGGAGGGTAACAAATGCCTAATTTATTTCCTGAGGATTCAAGTTTTGAAGTAAATAATTTAGCAGATATTGAAGAAGATCTTGAATTTAAAGGTTCTTATCAAATTGATTTTGAAAAAGGTGAATTTGTAAAAAATCCAGATGGAACTATAGCAAAATGTGATGATTTACAGGCTTATATCCAATGGTGCCATATAGCTATTAATACTCCTAGAAATAAATATGCTTATAGTAATCTGTTCGGGCAAGATTTTAAAGAGCTAATAGGTAGTGGACTCTCTAAAAGTGCTATAGAGCTAGAAATACAGAGAATGACAATGGAAACCCTAATGGTGCATCAAAGAACAAGGGAAGTTACAAATTTCACCTTCAAATGGACAGATAATAAAGAGGAAGTTTACTATGAATATGAGGTTATAACTATATATGAAGAAAATATCACATTTGATAATACTTTGAAAGTGGGGTGATATAAATAATGGCTACGGATTTAAACATGCCAGATTTTCTTCAGGAAGATGCTGATATTATACATCAAAGGATGTTAAGTAAAGCACCAGCTGATATATCAACAATTGAAGGGGATTTATTCTGGAGTAGCACAAGACCTACAGCCGAAGAAAAAGCAGAATTAGTGCAAGTTAAATTACAGAACATTCTAAGGCTAGCTTTCCCGCAAACTTCTTATGGCGTATATCTAGAATACTTGGGAGAATTTAAAGGAATATTTAAAAATCCTGCAACAAAATCAACTGGTACTATTAAGATAATAGCTGCTCCAGGTACTGATATAGTAGCTGGCAAAATAGCTGCAACAGTAGCTACTGAAAGTAAATCATCAGTTGAATTCGAGATACTTGAATCTAAAACAGTAGATGCTTCAGGAATAGCATATGTAACAGCAAAATGTAATGAAACAGGGATAATAGGGAATGTACCTGCTGGAAGCATAACGGTACTATCACCACCTATAAATGGAGTTCAGTCTATAGTGAATGAGGAAGATTTTACAGGAGGTACAGAAATAGAGGATGAGGAACATTTTAGAGAACGGTTAATGCAAGCAGAACAGGAAGAAGCATTAAGTGGAGCAGATTCAGATTATGTGAGATGGGCAAAGGAAGTTCCAGGAGTAGGCTTTGCATATCCAATCTCTGAATGGAATGGACCAAGTACAGTAAAGGTATTAATTTTAGATAAAAATGGTCAGCCAGCCACTCAGCAACTTATAGATGATGTCCAAAATTATATAGCTCCAATAGTTCCAGAAGGGCAAAATCGAGGAGGAAAAGCACCAGTAGGTGCTAAAGTAACCATTGCTACTGCAAGTATTTTAAATATTAATGTACAAGCTAATTTTGTTTTTGTAGAAGGGTTTAATATTAGCGATGTTATTCTAAATCTTAAGAATAAGCTAGCAGCCTATATTAGTACTATAGAACTCAATGAAGTTGTAGTTTATAATGCAATTTACTCTATAATTGGTTCTATGATAATTAATAAGGAAGGAATAAGTGATTTTAGCAATCTTCTTATTAATGGAGCTGTAAGCAATATTCAATTAGTTGATCAAGTTGCAGCAATAGGTGAGGTGATTAATGCATAATGATAAATTCACCTAAAGGAAAACAAATGTTAACTTATATATCTCCTGTATATAGCTTAATTGAAGTATTTAAGAATTTATTTGAAGCTATAGGTAGCGAATGGGATGATGCGGATAGCTTAGCAGATGAAGTATTATTGCAGTTATTTCCACAAACTTCAACTTGGGGGCTTATATTCTGGGAACAGAGATTAGGGTTAATTACAAATATAGATGAACCGTTAGAAAGACGTAGAAGGAAAGTAATAGCTAAGATGCAAATTAAATGGCCTATGACACCTGAAAGAATGGCAATCATAATAAAAAATTTCATAGGACCAGAGCTTAGGATAAATGATGGTAAAGACTATATTTTTGAAGCATTTTTAAATACTGATAATGGTGAAAAGGCAAATTTAGAAGAAATAATGAAAGAAATAAATCGTCTTAAGCCATCTCATATGAGTTATTACTTAGGTTTAAAATATGAGGATAATATTAAGACAAATATCGAAACTAAAAAGTATCTATATGCTTTGCCTATTGTAGGATTTTATACAGGCACATCTCCTGATCCTTTAACAATGGCAAGGACATATAATGAAAAAGTTGGTATAAGTGTAATATTTAATAGCTATTTAAAAGACTATAATTATTGCAGTGAAAATCTATATTGTGGAGGAGGTTTGATGATGTGATTACCCAAAATGGATTAAATAAAATAACAGATGCACTAAGAAATATAATAACTACAGCTACTTACACTATTGGATCAACTACTACAGAAATCCCTATTAGTGAATTAACTTTAAATCAAAATAATATTACTGTAAAACTTTATCTAGATGATAATATAAGTGGAACAATTACAAAATTTCAATTAAAAGCTCCTGATGGAATGGTGGTTATAGAAAGAACTGATTATATAGTAAAACCATTAACCAAGGGGCTTTTAGTTGTTTTTAACATAAATATAAGTGAGACTAACTATATGAAGTCAAGATAATTTTAAGAGGAAAGTAATATTTTTAGTTTTTTAAAAAAGTGCATGACAAATAAAGCAACTGAGTTGCCCTTTTAAAAAAGTTAGGATTACATTT